ATGCCTACCCAGAGAGACCTCTCTGGGGGAGGTGCGAAGTCTGGGATACGTAGCACTAAAAAAATTTCGTCCTTCGGACGTGGGGACCCGACTTTCAAGAGTTATAACCCGCAAGCCTTACGCTCCGACTTCTTTAGGGCGGCAGTCAGTTCGGCAAAGCATTTCATTCCGCAGTATGGGCTGTTCGGCACTGGGTTCCACGGCGGTGCCATCAGAATTCAGCCCATGAGGTGGCAGGGAGCATTCCCCGTCATGGAGATTCAACAGTGGGATTCGGCTGGTGCCACCACCTCATACACCGAAGAGGAGGAGGATGATGAATGAGCACGGACCAAATAACCGTGGCTGGGATGCAGTTGACCAAGCATCCCATCATTCACCTGCCTTCAGAGGACGAAATCGTCCAACTGGCTAGGACGCTTGGCTCCGAGGGAGCCGCTGAGGTCCTAAAACGGCGTGAAGAGAAGATTCAGGCCGAACACAACGACCCTTACAGGCACGGCTACGAGCCCGACAGTTGGGCGGAGGCCGACAAACTGCTCATGACGGGCAACGAACTGCTCATCATGGGCGGAAATCGTGCAGGCAAGACGGAATACGCCGCCAAGAGGGTCATGCAGTTGCTCTGCACTAGGCCGAATTCCAGAATTTGGTGCTTACACACGACTTCCCAGACTTCCATCCAGATGCAACAGGCCGTCATCTGGAAATACATGCCTCCAGAGTACAAAACGGCCAAAAAGACCAAAGTCACCAACATCCAGTACTCCCAGAAGAACGGATTCACCGACGCAACGTTCGTTCTGCCGAATCGTTCCCAGTGCTTCTTCATGAACTATGGTCAGGAGAAGAAGGTCATCGAAGGTGGCGAGCCAGACCTCATTTGGTGCGACGAACTCGTGCCTCAGGACTGGATTGAGACCTTAAGGTACCGTCTTGTCACCCGCTCGGGTAAAATGATTCTCACCTTCACGCCCATCACTGGCTTCACGCCTGTCGTCAAGGACTACGTCGCTGGGTGCCGCATTAAAAAGACGCTTCATGCGGACCTTCTGCCCGATACACAGAATGTCCCAAGCATCCCGAAGGGGCACATGCCCTACGTTGCAGAATGCAGCAAGGGCTCGGCCAATGTAATCTGGTTTCATTCAATCCTGAATAGATACTCCCCCTTTGAACAAATCAAGTTAGCACTTAGGGGTCGTGGACCTTATGAAATCAAAATCCGTGCGTACGGCTGGGCTGAATCGCTTGCAGGCTCGCAATTCCCGAGATTCGGGGAGCCCAACATCATCCCAGCGGACCAAATCCCAGAGGAGGGCACGAATTACATGGCTGTTGACCCTGCTGGAGCACGAAACTGGTTCATGGTGTGGCTTCGCATAGACGAGTTTGGCAATAAGTTCGTCTACAGGGAATGGCCCGACATCAGCATGGGCGAGTGGGCCCTGCCGTCTGAAAAGTCCGATGGTCGTGCTGGCCCAGCACAAAAGCAGGGTGCTGGAATGGGCCTGACTGAAATCAAGGAGCACATACTTAACCTAGAGAACGGCGAGGAAATCGCAGAGAGGTACATCGACCCTAGGGCCGCTGGCTCTCCCGTCATCAACAAAGAGGGCGGTACTACCTTGCTTCAACTGCTGGATGAAGAACCGTTGCCCATGTACTTCACTCCGTCTGCTGGCCTAAGGCTCGAAGAGGGCGTGGCCGTCATCAACGACTGGTTCTCCTATGACCAGAATCAGCCTATCTCTGCCGTCAATCAGCCAAAACTTTTTGTCTCCGAAGACTGTAAGAACCTAATGTGGTGCCTAAGGGAATGGACAGGCATCGACGGCGAGAAAGGCTCCAGCAAGGACCCTATTGACGCCCTTAGGTACATAGCCGTCATGCAACCCGACTACGGCGGCACCGACTCTTACAGGGCTTTCGGAGGAGGCTCTTACTGAAATGACCACCAAAATCCCACCGCTCATGAGGCTGGCCGAAGCCGCAAGGCATTATGGCCTATCCAAGACCACGCTTATCCGCCTTCGCAGGCAGGGTGCATTGAGGGTCTTCACCACCCAAGGTAAACAGCACATGTTCTACCGAGACGACATCGAATCTTTCCTTAAACTCAATTCCACCCCTCCCGTAAATGAAGCAAAAGCATAATCAGGTCGGCTCCGACCCTCTGGCCTACCACGAGCGTAAGCCAGACATCAACACGCTCCTTGAGGAGTACGAGCGTTCCGCCTACCACGGCACCATGGTGTCCAAGATGTCGTGGGCAGACGACGTCCGCTACGCTCGCTGGGCTGGCCAGACCGACGACGGCAAAAAGCACTCGTGGGCCCGTCCTGAAGGGGACCCTGCGTTCCCGTTCGAGGGTGCGTCCGACGTCCGTGTCCGCTTGGTCGACAGGCTCATTCGTGACCAGAAGGCCATGCTGATGACTTCCTACAACGCCTCTACCCTCAAGGTCGGCGGCACCGAAGTCAACGACGCCATGGCCGCTTCCTCGGCCACCAATCTCATGCGTTGGCTCGTGGAGACCAAGTTGAAGGCTGAGGTCCAGCGTGAGGCTGAACTCGTGGCGGACTACATGCTCACCTACGGTTGGTCCTGTGCCCAAATTACGTGGGATAGGCAGATTGGCATCAGGCGTCAGACGATGACCATGGAAGAATTGTTCGCCGTCGCCGAGCAGGAAAAGGCCATGGGTGCTGGCGGAGTCACTGGAGAACTCATCGCCGCAATCCAGAATCCGCAGAAGGAGGAGTACGCCATCGAACTCTGCAAGCAGGTGCTCCCTCAAATGAAGCAGAAGGACATCCGTAAATTCGTGGTCAAAATGCGTGACGAAGGTCAGGGAGAACTTGAAGAAGTTTACATCCAGAAGAACCTTCCCCGTGTCACGGCCCTAAAGCCCTTCGACGAGGTGTGTTTCCCTCCCGAGACGTCCGACCTTCAGCAGGCACGTGTCATCTTCCGCAGGCAATTCATGACCGAAGTCGAACTTCGTGGGATGCAGAAGAACGCTGGATGGGACCCTGAGTTCATTGAAGCGGCGGTAAAGACCTCTGGTAACCACTTTTACTTCAACGACCCGAACCTTGTTCCCACCACGACGATGCTCAACTCGAACATCCAGCGTGGCGACAACCTAATCGAGGTGGTCTGGGCCTACTACAGGCAGTTGGACGAGAACGACATCGCATCCATCTACTACACGGTTTTCTCTCCGCACGTAGGCAACGGTACTTACGCCATTCAGGACATGCTGAACTACGCACACGGAGAGTATCCGTTCGTATCCATCAGGTTCGAGATGACGAGACGTCAAGTTACCGAAAGCCGAGGCATCCCCGAGATTTCCAAGACCGAACAGGACGAGGTCAAGGCACAGCACGATGCGTTCCGTGACAGGACCGCACTTGAAATCATGCCGCCTGTGAAAGTGGTCAAGAGAGTCGGTGCATTGAACAGGATTGCTCCGGGTCAAGTGCTTCCAGTTTCCACCAAGGATGACTACACTTGGATGGAGCCTCCGCAGGGCAAGGCAGAGTACGCAATCAGCATCATTCAGCAGATTGAAACGAACCTCGGAAACTTCTACGGATTCATTGTCGGAGAAACTATCGACCCTAACAAGGTAAGGATGGCCCAGCAGTTGCAGGTTAATAACTGGCTCGGATTCTGGACTCAGGTTTACAAGCAACTGTTCTCCCTGTGCCTCCAGTTCATGCCAGAAGAGGAGGTGACCCGCATCACTGGTGCTCCGCTCAAGCAGAACATGTCTGACATCCATAGCCAGTACGACTTCAACGTGCGGTTTGACGTCCGTGACACCGACCCAGAGTTCGTCATGGAGAAACTTAAGGCCATCGTGGAGACTGTCGTGCCTCTGGACAGCGGAGGCGTCATCGACAGGAACAAACTGGTCAAACTCGTCATCGAGGCCATCTCGCCAGACGCCGCAAGGGAACTGGTCATCGACCAGACCACAGCCTCCCAGAAGTTGTACAAGGACGTCATCAACGACGTCGGTATGATGATGCTCGGCAACGAGGCTCTCTACGTCGAAAACGACCCAGCCGCCGAATCCAAGATGCAGTACCTTCAGGAAATCCTCCAAAAGAACCCGAAGGCCGCTCAGGCGGCTCAGGGAGACCGTGTCTTCCAGATTCTGCTGGAGAACTACTCCAAGAATCTCCAGATGTCGGTGGAACAGCAGAAGAACAAGACCATCGGACGCATCGGAGTCTCGCCTGCATCGGAGCAGATTCAGCAAGAAATGGGTGAAGCCATGCAGGAACAGCAGGCCGCACCTCAACAGGCCGCCCCCCAGCCCCAGCAGGGCATGGGCGGAGTACCCTCTCCCCTTCAAATGGGAGGCATGCTGTAATTTATGGCTGAAATCGACACCAACACCCGAGCATTTGGGTACACCAATACTGACGCAGACGCCCTTTATAAGGCTGTCTTGGTCATAACTGACGAGAATTTCCAAAATGACCTAATCAGGGTCATGGAGGCGAAGACCGTCGGAGAGGAGAGGGCGTTCTATAGCGGCAGGGTTGCCGCTTTTAACGACTTGCTCCGACTTTTTCAGGCCAACAGGGACTTCATGATGAAGGTCAGGGAAGGAAAGCAGACCAATCCCAACCAAAACGGCTGACGAGCACGCAACTCCTTGCATCTGACCCTAAACGTACAACCTTTCGACTACTTCTGCGTGCAAAGCAACGCTGACTATGGACCCAAACAACACGGATAACACCGAACCTCTCGGACTTGAGCCCGAGATTAATCCGCTCATGGCCCAACAGAGCGAGCGTACCGACCTCGCCGATGATGAAAAACTCTCCCAATTCTTTGGGCGAGCCCTCGCTGACGGTCAGCAGGAAGCAGAACCTCAGGCTGTTGAACCTGAGGAAGCGGTGGATGAGGACGTTTCAGATGCGTCCGAAGTCGCAACCGAGGAACCCGAAGCAGAATCGCAAGAGCAGGAAGACGAGGAGCGACAGGTCCAGCCTAAGGGCGTGGACAAGCGTATCTCCAAGTTGACCGCCCAGCGGAAAGAGGCTGAGGAACGTGCGAAGAAACTAGAGGAAGAACTCGAATCGCTCAAGCGTCGTCAGGCCACTCCCCAGAATGCCAACAATCCCTTCGGCAAACTGGATACGGAGGAAAAAATCGAGGCCGAGTACGAGCGTCAGAAGGAAATCCGCCTGTTTTGCGAACGTTACCCCGACGGATATTACGAGGATGGCAAGGAGCCCATCGACAAGGAGCAGATTGCGAAGGCCAAGGTCAACGCTATCCGTGCCACCGAGGACTACCTACCGAAGCAGTTAGACTACGTGGAGAAGAGCAAGAACTTCAAGGCTGTTGCTCGAAAGGAATTCCCGTGGCTGAATGACCCCTCCGATAAGCGAGCCATCATGGCCAAACGCTTCATCGAGGCTGTCCCTGAAGTCACCAAGTTCCCTGACTACGAAATCTATGCCGCTCACCTTGCCACTGGCATGGTGTCCTACCATCAGCAGAAGCAGGCCTCCCGAACGGGAAATCCTGTCCAGCAGAGGGTGCCCGTCCAGCCGACCATGTCTTCCCTCCCGCCGTCTCAGGCCAAAAAGCCCGATGTCGTGAAGGCCAAGCAGGCAGAAGTCCGTTACAGGCAGTCGTCCTCACTCGACGATTTGAGCGACGTGTTCCGAAACAAGTTCATCTGAGAAACCAAAATCATCATCACTATGGCCTCTCTATTCGAGTCCCAGTTCCAGAATGACCGTCCTCTCAAGGGTGCCCGTATCGGTATCCGTGAAGAACTGTCCGACCTCATCACCAACGTCGACGCCAAGGAGACCCCCATCTCCTCCATGGCCAAGCGTGGCTCCAAGCCTGGAAATACCACGTTCCGCTGGCAGGTCGACCGCAACCCCGAGCCGTCCGTCGAACTCGGCATCCTTGATGGCAAGGACGTCGACCCGACCAGCCCGAGCACCAACTCCGACTTCAAGCAGTACACCATCGGTTACCGCACTGAAGTGGAAAACAACATCCACCTGTTCCGCCGTGCGGTGCATGTGTCCAACCTGACTCAGGACATCCTCAACCTCGCTGGTGTGAAGGATGAACTGTCCCGTCAGTTGGCGAAGGCCACCATCGACCTCAAGCGTTCGATGGAAATCACCTTCACCTCGGACATCATGCCTGCTATCGACGATGGCATCACCCCCTACCGCACCCGATGCCTCACGGCTTGGATTAAGAAGGACAAGGCCACCGCTGACAGGAATGCCGACAAGTACGGCGTCCAGAATCAGGAAATCCGTACCATCAACGAGAACTTCTGCACCCCTGAGTCCTCCATCGTTGGTACCAACACGCTCGTCGAGACCCTCAACGAGAACACGGTTCAGGACCTCATGACCTCGGTCTATGAGCAGACTGGCCAGTTCAAGAACCACGAAGCCGTCGTCGGCACCAAACTCAAGCGTCAGTTCACGGAACTGGTCTACACGACCCGTGCCCCTGCTGGTACGCCTGCCCAGTCTGGTATCCGCTCGACCCGTGATGCGTCCGCTGACACCATCAAGGCGTCCGTCGACTACTTCGAGGGCGACTTCGGTAAGTTGGCCCTTATCCCGACCCAGTTCCTCCACGCTGGCGTGAACCCCTACACCATCGTCGAGTACACCGAAGGTGGCGTCCAGAAGTTCAAACTGTACGATGGTCGCACTTCCACGGAAGACAACCGAGTCAAGGCCCAGACTGGCGACGGCAACACCGCTGGCGTCATCACTGTCGGCAACGGTGGCCTCGCCGCCGCCAAGAACACGATGACCAACGCCCAGCAGGGTGCCCTGACGGCTAACAACCTCGTCATCGCCGCCGCTACCAACAGCGAAGCCGACAGGAATGCCGCCTTCGCTCTGGCCAAGACCCGTGCCAACCTGCACGCCGACAACGCCAAGTCCAAGGGCTTTATCATCCCGTGGGACATGCTCGAAGTCCGCTACGGTGGCAACATCGCTCAGGTCAGGGAACTGACCGAAAACGGTGGCGGTCCCCGCCGCATGATGGAGGCTATGGCCGCTCTGCTGGTCCACAGCCCCCTGACGTTCGGCATGCTGGACTATCGCTCCAACCTGTCGTAATCCTACGAGGTCATGGCTGGCATTCAGTCCATCCATGAGTCCATCCCTGATGACCTGCTCAAGCCTATGCTTGAGGAGTTTCGGACGGGATGGAGCCTCCGTAAGGCTCAGGCCGAAGCCACCAAGAAGGCTCTGGGTCAACTGAATCAACTTCAACACCGCCATGTTGATGGTCTTGGCCAAATGACTGCACGTATCCCAGAGGAGTCCTACCATTACTGGGGACAGAGACTGGGATACGCTTGCTGGCGGGACAACGGTTTCATGAAGAATTTCCTTCGTGACAACCCAGAGTGCAGGGTGAACTCCAAAGCGGAGAAAACCACCCTCCTCGTCGACGGCTTTGGCCGTTCCCTTTCTTAATGCGTTCCGTCAATTTCAGCGATGTCCTGCATGCCAGCCTGCAAATCTGCGGTCTGGACAGGAACCTGACCACCCCCGAGAGGTTCGCCATGGTCCGAGACCTTGCTTCCATGCGTCTTAGGACCATCTGGGAGACTAATGAGTGGACCGACCTCAAAACCCTGACCTTCTGCCCTGTCGTTTTGACCGACGAAAGGCGTGTCGTGACCTTCGACCCCACCATTGGGCAGGTCCTGACCATCTGGGATAAGGACCCGATGTCCAAAACGGCCACCCAAAAGGACTTCGACCTCGTCGGAGACGTCATCAACCTTCGTGACAGGACTATCAGCAACGTCTGGGTGGAGAGCCGCAAGGAATCCCCTAGGCTTTATGGCGATGCTTGGAGCACCAGCACCTCTTACAGGCCCAACGCTCAGGTTTACTACGACGCTGGGAGCGAAAGCGGCTCCCTGACCCCCGTCGCTGGCTACCCTGTGCAGGGCGATTTCTATGTCTACACTGGCACAACTCCGTCTGGCACTGGTTCGATTCCTACGATTGGTTCTTGGACCCGAATCTCAATCCCCAAACTCTTCGCCAACGCCCTTATCCACGGAGTCCACGCCGACTATCGACGCTCCACGAGCGAACTCGAAGCCGCACAAGCGGCGGAGGCCGATTACGCAAAAGCCCTCGACCAAGCACTCGACCAGACGCTCCGCCAACAGGGCTCGACGAGGCCGATAAACTTCAGAAACTACTAAAATGAGCAAAGACCTCCCCTATCAAATCCCGAGGGTCAACGTTAAGACCTTCAACAACGCCTCCAAAGCCAAGGTTTTGGGTGCCTGCCGCTCCCGTCGAGTTTTCGGCGTGGTCAACACCGCTGACAACACCATCCTCGGCATGTATCTTCAGCCAGACGGTGCTGGCGACCCCATCAACCTGACCCACGAAAAGAACGCCAACAAGCATGACGGCGGTTCTTTTGAACTCAACGGCTACAACGGCGAGTTCTGGGCCATCGGCGAAGGATACGTCTACTACTTCGAGTCCTAATGCCTTTCAAGGGTGACGGCAGGTTGGGCGGTCCACGCCGCAACGACAGCACCCTGAACGGTATGTCGGAGGGGCCGAATTTCCCTGCGGCTGGGACGGTATTTTCCGTACAGCATAACGTACAGCACGAGCAAGGCCTGTATGCGACAGGCCAATTTGAGGTCGAAGGTGCCCCTTACCAAGCAAATACCCTAAGCCAGTTGTGTTCTGTCAACTTAGTTGCGGACGGAGCAGGCGGAGAATTCCTAGATTTTGCCAATGCCTTTAACGTAACCTTCAAGCCGTACGGATACGCATTTCTCAACAATAATCGGACCGCTCCCTCCTACGTCAACGTCGGAGGAACTGACTATTTGAACGGCTACGTGGTATTTAACATCGTGCATAACGGCAGTGGTGGACTTGTGGAGGTTGCCCAGAGCCCGACGTACGACGCCACTGGGATTTTTTATTTTGAGGGTGCAAGCGTGATGGCGGAATACAATGGAACCACTTACTCAGTAGGTAACGGAGAAAGGCAATACAGCCACAACGGGCAGGGCGGATACACCACCGAAATCGTGGACGTGGTCTACCACTACAGCGGCTATCAGGTTGGTACGGATTCTGGGAATTATACCGTGGTAATTGACGGCACTAGTTACTATGCGGGTTACTACTCTAACCCATTGTATTCTGACGGTTCTGGTGGAATCTACTCTTCCAACGGAAGTAACGGGTATGAAAGTTCTGGCACGTACATTACCAATTACAACGGCTATAACTGGTACCACAACGGCTCAGGTGGCACTTACACCGAGTCGTCTGGCGGTGGAGGCTACGACCCCCCTCCTTCGGCTGGGACTACGACTGGCAACACCGATAGCGGAACCAACTACATTGACATTAACGGAAACCAATACTCTAACGGAAATTATTACACCACTGAATACCATGATGGCAGTGGCGGAACCTATTGGGACACTTCCTATAATTACGCCTCTTACGGATTTTTATTCTTCTCGGATAGTTGGTATGACGAGTGGTCGAACTATTACGTAACTCATTACTATTCGGACGGCAACGGCTCGTACTACACTGGGACATAAAGTACATGTTTCACCCGACCAAACGGACATCTCTGAGGGTCAGGACGTCTGGCTCGGAGAAGCACTACCCGTTTCAGGTCGAGGTAGCCAATAAGAACACGATTCTGTGCCACGTCGGCAGGGTTCATGACCCTCTTTCCGTAGGCATTTACGGTACTGAATCGCAGAAATCTTGGCCAGCAAACCTGAATAAGGTCAGCCAGCGTGGACTGCAAAAGGCCCAACGGTACAACAGGGTTGAACTCGAGTACTTCAACTACTCGGTAAAGACGAATTCGGCCAAGATTTACTACAAGGGAACTGCTGAATTGGCATCTAGGGGGAAGGCTACCTACTCCAATGCCTCGAATTCTGTCGGAGATAAGAATTACGTCATGTGGCAGAGGAATGGACCACAACATGAGTACATCATCCTTCACGCAGTTGTAGACACGGACAACCCCGACACCAATAAGTGGTGTCTTTCGGCAGTAGGGCCTCAGGAAATCACCGACGATGACGTTGTCGTCGCCTACATAAACAACGGCACTACCGTCAGGCAGATTTGGAAGAGCGATTTTAGTGCTCCTGACGGCGTCGGTGAAGGCGGTGGCGGGACTGGCGGAGACACTTCTCAGCCGCACCCGTTTCAAATCGTCAAGAATGAAGGCTTTGACACATTTTACGTCAGGGAAGGCACGGTCAACAACTCCACGGCCAGTTACCCCAACACTGGCCTGAACAATGTGACCGTATGGCTACAGACCTACCCATCCGTGACCATAGTCGTCACCAATGAGAGCATGTCTACAAACGAGACACAGGCGTGGCTTAAGATTGGCCGCATCAGCCATGTGCCTAATGGCACTGGGTACACCACAAACATCTACCAATACATCAGGAACTCGCTTTGGCTTGAGCGTTTCAAGTGCGGAAGCGACCCAGCACAGTATTGGTACTCTCAAATCTGATGGCCCTTCCGCATCGAGTCGTAGGGCTAATCTGTGAACTAGGCAGAGCCGAAACCGATGGGGTCACGTTTGAAAACGGGACCAGCACCGTGGCCGTAGAGGAGGACAGGCATACCCTAAGGTGGCACGAGCACATCAGCAGTGGCGATAAGGCCGACATATTTGAGCGGCACCCAGAGTCGCCAGAAAAGGGAAACCACCACTACTTTGCCAACTTTCCCAAGCAATTGCTGTTGGTAGTGCGTGGCACGCTTGATGGTGGCTTTGAGCCCTACGACATAACGACTACCACGAATCGGGTGACATGTGCCTACGACGAAGACCCTCAAGACGATTTGCCGTCTTGGATGACTGTCTGGCTTGAGCCAGCGGAGTGCGTAACAGACTTTCTCGTTTACACTTATGACTTTGAGACCATCGACGAAGGTCATCCAGAGGACTGGAATAGCGTCAATGGAACCACCCCAGAAACCTACGACGAAAACTCCGCTAGGGCCGAGGCACAGAACCTGTTCGACCTTTACTGTGCCCAATTGCGTAACTCCCTTCAGCCTTCCCAGCAGACGACCCTATACGCCGATAACAATGGCGGCGAGGAGCCAATTTACCCACGCTGGAAGGACGACACCGAGTACGAAGACCCAGAAGTCGTTCCTTACGAGACTCAGGCCTGCCCGACCACGACTGCCTTCATCTGCCCTTGGTACAAGTCTATGGTGGAATTGTCTGACTGGCCGCAGGGTGGTGGCTACGAAGGGCTAACCACCCACCAGAGGGTGTGGTATGACTTCAGTTTCCAAATCAACAGGCCTGAATGGGGGCCTTGGAAGATTACGGATGGCACGGGCATAGTGCACCCAGAACAGGTAATAACTGGCTCCTATGAAGTCACGGAGTGGTTCTTTGCTCAATACGTCATATCTCAGCCCCCAGACGAAGGTGACTACGCAAACCTGCCAAACAACCCTCCGTATTGGGCTGACACCGACGGGGATGGCGAGAATGACACCTATTACGTCCCTCAGGGCTATTCCCAGACTCGCACTGAGTATTACACTACTATCATCCCAGAATGGACCGAGTACAAGACCTACGAGTTTGACTACCCGCTCGACACTCGGAGCACTTACGACGTCAAATCTAGGTGGAAAATCAAGTGCGAGTACAGGCCCGACCCCGAATGCTGTGGCCCTGCTGGCAAGCAAATCACCTTTGGCATCAAGATTTACAGGGCCAACCTAAAGAGTGCCGTCCCTCCGTATGAAGACCTAGGACAGCAGTCGCCTACCACTCAGTACAGGAACTGCAAACTAAAGGGTTACGGCCATGGTCGCTCAGGGGATAGGGGGTTTACTGCTGGCAGGGGTATCCACTATTTTGAGAACCACGATTGCCCACAGCCGAATGAACTGGGTCCATACATGCACTGGGCCTATTACGGAACCATGGTCAGGCCAATCTTCACAACCTCCGAGTTTGAAAGCGTCGTCTACGTAACCAAGACCATCGGCGAAGAATGGACTGACGCTTACGACATTGAAATACCGTCTTATGACGGCAAAGTAACCTACATTAAAGACTTCTGGATAGAATCCATCGCCAATGCCTAGAGAATTCCAACAAGACGGTGAGGTCGCCTTCGGCGGCTTTGCTTCCTACCCAAACTCCGCCAGCCTAGACCCGCAAAAGGGCATCCTAACCGAATGCAAGAACCTGCGTATCGTCGAGGGCGTGCTCACTCCACGCCAAGGCTCCCTGCGTGTCCATAACGACGCCGTCGTCGGCGACGCACAATACGCCGCCTCTTCATGCGGCTCCAGTTCGGACTTTATCTACGTCTGGAAGAACAACGTCCTCAGCAGGTACTGCACTACTAACCCCGCTGGCATGCAAATCGTGCCCAACGGCTCTAGGCCTTATCGCCAGATTAGGGGGCAGGGCTACCAGACCCTAGCCACTGTCGAGGCGTCCAATGCTCCGAGTTGGAGCGGGGAGTTCGACTTCACGGCATGCACCAATGTGCTTGGCCGTCTGGCCTACGCTAAAAACGACCAAGTTTGGCTCAGTCTTTTTGGCGGACTCCAGCCTTTCAACGGCGATACAGTGTCGCTCGTCCAAGGCACGTACGACAAGGTGCAGGCCCTCCACTACTCCAACGCAGGACGCAAACTTTATGCCTTCGGGACACGTTCCGTGTACGAAGTAACGTTCGGCCTTCCGTCTATGAGCCTAGAGGCTGGCAAACCGTCTGCGGAATACTTCCACAAGGTGAACCTGCTCACCTCTCAAGAAGGGATTCTCGCTAAGGACAGCGTGGCCGAGGTCGCAGGCCAGATTTTCTACCTTGGCCATGATGGCATTTACGCCATCGACGCAGGGAAGGGCTTCGTGGAGGGGCAGGGACCTGTTTCCAACCCAATCGAAGACGTCCTACAAAACGTCCCCGCCGCCGAAATGCAAAAGGCCGTCGGAGTAGCCTTTATGGGCAGGTATTACCTACTTTTGCCCAACCAGACGAATTACGCTATGGACAGGATTCTGGTCATGAACCCGCTTTTGCCCAGCATGTTCGAGTCCGTGGACACTTACCCTACTGAGTTCAAGTCCATCATGACTGCCAGAAACTCGAGTGGCGTAGTCTGCCTTTGGGCAGTAGGCAAAGATGGTGACGTCTACCAACTGGAAAACGGCAACGATGACAACGGGGTTGTCTTTGAGGCGTCATTCAAGACCCGTAATTACAACTTTAGGACAGACTTTGAGAAGCGTTACGACGCTTGCTCCCTGACCCTAAACACAAAAGGCCCTGCTCAGGTCGATTTTTACTTCAATGCCATCAATCCCGATGGTCGCATGCTGATTGACCAACTTAACGGCAACACGGGCCATGCGGTTCGGCGTGCTTTGGCTGGGAAAAAGTCCGTCGGGGCTGTGCTGGAAGTCGTTGTAAAGTCAGGCCGACCCCTATTCTATTCGTGCACAGTGGACGGCAGTATCGCTGGACGCTCTATCTTTAACGTCTTCTAATGGCCTATCCCGCAAAACCTTACATCGACTATACAGGTGCTGGGTTCGTGTTCAAAACACGGGACCCTAAGGACGAACTTGAGTATACGGCCAAACTTCTGAAGGACATCTGCTCTCCTACTGGAGACTGGGCGGCGGCGGAACAAGGCGTTGGGACGGTGCTTAAGAACCGATACACAGACGTTTCTAGCACGCTCAGTAGCAACGCACGTGCCGAGTACACGACGCTCCTAAACCTCATCAAGAATGACGTCTACGGAGGCACGCCGACCACGCCCAACGTCGCTTATGACCAGTTTCTCGCTGGAATGAGTGCCGCCATGGGTGGCGGACACACCAGTGTGGCCCTGTACAGCAATCTAGCCACTCAGGACAAGCAACTGATGGTGCATGAAGCCGCCTCCCGTCTGGCTCAGTCGCTTATGGGTATGGCTTATCAGGCTACTTCTGGCATGCCTTTGGTGGTCCCCATTGAATCACAGTTAGTCGCAGACACTTGTGCGTCTTCGGTTGAGGCTCACTCCGCTGGCCAAATTCGTTCCCAGCAGATTCGCCAGTCTCAGGCCGCAGGAGCCCACCTTGTCGGTGCACAGCCCAACCTTGGAACCAACCCAACCCCTGTCGACGAAGTCGTGATGTTCACGTCGCTCCGTGCTCAGGGTGCCGCCGCTTCAGCCACTTAATATGCAACAACTATCTCTCGGAGACTA